TGGAGGGCGATTGGGATGTGGCGGAAGGCGCAGCCTTTACTGAGTTTGATTTACAAACGCACGTTATTATTCCTTTTGAGATCCCCTTTGGGTGGGAACGAACTAAGGGGATTGACTATGGTTACGCTTCTGAAAGTGCTTGTATATGGGGCAGTGTTGACCCCACAGACGGTACTTTAATTATCTATAGGGAACTTTATCGAAAAAATTTAACGGGTGTTGATTTAGCGCATATGATTACTCATATGGAAGTAAGAGACCCTTATAGTGTTCAAGGCGTACTAGATACATCGGCTTGGGCGCGAACCGGAACAACAGGGCCAACCGTAGGGGAAACCTTACAACGTGCGGGTCATAAACTCCGCAGGGCCGATAAGAATCGCATTCAAGGTAAGATTCAACTCCATGAATACCTACGAGTTCAGCAAAGCGGAAGGCCACGACTGCAAATTTTTAATACTTGCCCTAACCTGATACGCGAACTACAAGGTATTCCTCTGGATAAGAATAACCCGGAGGATGTTGATACACATGCGGCTGACCACGCTTATGATGCGCTAAGATATTTGATTATGTCAAGACCAAGAATAAATGATCCATATAGTCAATTAAGACATTTACATTTACAGCAGGCTTATACGCCTTCTGACACCACATTCGGATACTAAAGATAGGAGAAAAAGATTATGGCGAATCCAGTAGTAGATATTAGAGATACAGGTAGAAACTCTGCAAGGACAGGCGATGTGCGTTTGATTGCAGATCATATGGTTCATTCTTGGACTTCAGTAACCACAGGTACAATTGCTGTTACCGCAGCCGCAAATACTGATGTTTCGTTTACACAGCCAGCAGATACGATTGTTCGTAATCTGATTGCTATTCCAGCAGGTAATATTGTTACAGCAGGAGCTTCAGGCGATGACGTAGACTTTTCGTTAGGAACGTCTTCGGGTGGAGCGCAGCTTATTGCAACCGAAGCAATTCTAGATGACGGAGGTTCAGCAGTTACATGGACAGCTAACGCACCCTTGTATCTGATTCAGAACTCTCATGGTCATGCGGCTAATGCCTTTTTGGGTACTGCGGTAGCTGCAGGTGTTATAGGTGGCCCCGCAACTTCAGAAGCAATCGCAATTGCTGCGACGTTGTATTCTGCCTCTTCGCGTACACTTTATGCGCGACTAACGCCCCTAGCTAATGACCTAGCAACTGCTGCAACGACAGTTACTTATTTAGTTGAGTTTCTGCATTGTGGTGTTCTACCTACTGACGGAATTGTTTTCAATGCCTAAGAAAAAACGAGCTAAGTATAATGAGGGTAGCCTTACTGCCCATAAAGATTTTCCAAATATTGGGGCTTTTTCTGCGGCTGCGGGGGGTAGTCAAGACCGAATAGATTATTCAGTCACTTATCAAACTCCAAAAAAATACCGTCGTTTTGGTGCAATTGGTGCAACAGGAAGCTCTAGCGAAGGAATAACAAACGTGGGTGCTAGTACAGGAACAGCTAAAACTCGATTTAACGTTAAAGTAGGTGTAGGTCCTTATAATAAAGGAGATGTAAGTGCAACGGTATCTCGTGATACAAAAGCTGGAAGATTTTCAGCAACTGTAGGACGACAACCAAAACCCTTTTCTTATGGGAAAGAAACTTTTATAGGGATTAACGCTACCAAGGAATATTAGAAGGTATTAATAAATGGCTGAAGAAAACAAAGAAAATACATTAACGGCTAACGAACTCTATTTTAAAGACGTAGAGAACGAGCACGGTAAAAAGCTAGACCTCGAAGAGTCTTTGCGTAGTAGCCTTGTCTCTTTACTTTTATCTCGTTATAGTGCGGCTCAGTCTGCAAGAGACCAACACGAAGGACGTTGGCTTACTGCCTATCATAACTATCGTGGACTTTACGGAAAGAATGTACGTTTTCGAGAATCTGAAAAGTCTAGAGTTTTTGTAAAAATAACTAAAACAAAAGTACTAGCTTCTTTTGGACAACTAGTTGATGTCGTTTTTGGAGGTAATAAATTTCCTATTGGTGTATCCGAAACGAAAGTTCCAGAGGGGATTGAAGAACACGCCAACTTTAATCCTTCTCTGGAAACTTCTCCGCCGCCACAGCAAACGGAAGAACCTAAAGAAGAAGAGCAAGATAATCCTTTCGATGTTGGATATGAAGGTGATGACCGTGTATTAAAGCCCGGAGCAACCTATGGAGCAGGTAAGTTTGAGGTGGTGCGGCCCGAAAAAGAATTAGACATGACCGAAGGATTGAGTCCACTTCCGCAAGCTTTGGAAGTAAGTCCTGCTCAAAAGGCTGCAAGAAGCATGGAAAAACTAATACATGATCAAATTGAAGAATCTAATGGGTCATCTGAGTTACGTTCTGCTCTTTTTGAATGTTCATTATTTGGTACAGGAATTATTAAAGGCCCCTTCAATTTTAATAAGACACTTAACAGATGGGATGAAAATGAAGAAGGCAAAAGAGTTTTTAAGCCAGTAGATGTTCGAGTTCCGCGTATTGAGTTTGTATCTCTTTGGGATTTTTTTCCTGATCCAAGTGCTACCAATATGGACGAAACCGAATATATTTTTCATCGTCATAAATTAAATAAAACACAACTAAGAAGTCTTGGTAAGATGCCATACTTTGATAAGGAAGCAATTAGAAAGTGTTTAACAATGGGGCCTAATTACAAAGAAAAAGATTACGAACATGAATTACGAGATGAAAATGTTTCTGAAGAGTTTGGATCTGGTCAGTTTGAAGTTTTAGAATATTGGGGCGTAATGGATTCCGAGTACGCCCGTGAAGTAGGAATGGATATATCAGAAGATGTAGATGATTTAGATGAAGTTCAGATCAACGCATGGATTTGTAATGGACAATTACTTCGTTCTGTCGTAAACCCATTCACACCTTTTAGAGTTCCTTACCAAGCTTTCCCCTACGAAAGGAATCCGTATAGCTTTTTTGGGATTGGTGTCGCAGAAAACATGGACGACTCACAACAGATAATGAATGGACACGCAAGAATGGCTATCGATAATTTAGCACTTTCAGGTTCACTGGTATTTGACGTAGACGAAACTGCCTTAGTTGGCGGACAGAATATGGAGATATATCCCGGTAAAGTATTCAAACGACAGGCTGGAGTTCCGGGTACAGCTATACACGGTTTGAAATTTCCAAATACTTCAACTGAAAATATGATGATGTTTGATAAGTTTAGACAGCTTGCCGATGAACAAACAGGAATACCAAGTTATAGTCATGGTCAAACGGGTGTTCAAAGTATGACAAGAACTGCTTCTGGTATGTCTATGTTACTAGGCGCAGCTTCACTAAACATAAAAACAGTTATAAAAAATCTTGATGATTTTCTTTTAAAGCCTTTGGGCGAGTCATACTTCCAATGGAATATGCAGTTTCTTGAAAAGCATTTAAGTGCTGTAGGTGATTTAGAAATTAAAGCAACAGGAACTAATAGTTTAATGCAGAAAGAAGTTAGGTCACAGAGACTGACTATGTTCTTACAGACTGTTCAGAATCCAGCCATAGCGCCTTTTGTTAAGATGAATAAATTAATTTCTGAATTAGCTTATAGTTTAGACTTAGATCCCGATGAACTGTTGAATGATCCCGAAGAAGCGGCGATCATGGCACAAATTATAGGAATGCAAAATGGACAAACTACAGGCCAAAAAACTCCTCCCACTGGTGAACAACAAGGAGGTGTGGGAATCCCTCAAGGAGTACCTCAACAGCCGCAAGACCTTGGAGCAACAGGTACTGGCGGGGGCAACATCGGAACTGGAGCTGTTCCGCAGCCAGGGGAGGCTGAGTTCTCTGGTACACCTAGAGCAGTTGAAGGATAATATTATGGTTGTATTAAAAGAAAAAGACGAGAACTAAGGAGTTCCTTATGCGTAAACCGAAAAGTACGAAACGTCGTAAACCTAGAAATCGAAAAGGAAAGCAATAAGGCGGCTCCTTAATGGTTCCACCAGAAATGGGACTAGTACCGGAAGAAATTCCAGTAGATGAGGAACTAGGTAATGAAGAAATTCCAGTAGGTGAGGAAACGATTACCGAAGAACGTGAACGTCTTGAAGGTGAGAAAGAAGGGACTTTTTCAGAAGCAGACGCTGAATTTTATAAGAAGTATTTTAAGAGCGCGTTTGGTTGGTCCGACAAGAAATTTGACAGAGAGTATGAGAAAAGATCTGATCGAAATAAGAAAATGATGGATATGGCTATGCGTAATTTTGATATGGGTGAGGAAGAAGCAGCGAAGAAGATGCGCTTTACGCCGATGGGTATAATAAAAGATTTAGATGCCGACGAACGTAACGAAAGGAAAACTCCTTTCACAGTAGCAGAACCGATACCTCCAATGCCAGATCATAGAACTGAGGAATCATATATTGGACCCCAACGATACGATTCAAGAAAACAAAAGCAAGAAGGCGGCTCCTTAATGGTTCCACCAGAAATGGAAGCCATGCAAGAAGAGATGCCAATGGAAGAAGGGGTTCCAGAAGATACTTACGCAAATGCGACGCAAGAAGAAATAGCGGAAGCACAAGTACCAGACGAACAAATGGAAGAGGACCACTTAGTTTTTATTATAAACGAATCCTTAAATGCAGAAGAACAACAATATTTAATGCAAGTATTAGAAGAAGACCCACAGCTTAGTCAAATCTTTGACAAGGTTGTGGAGACAGCTTCTGAATTTTCGGGGTCAGGCGAAGTCCAAGGCCCCGGAGATAGTATATCAGACTCAATACCGGCTAGGTTGTCGGATGGAGAGTTTGTCATGACTCAAAAGGCCACTGAACAATTAGGCCCCGATAATCTTCAAACATTAATGGATGAAGCAGAACGGGCTTATGACGGTGGATTAATAAGAGAAGGTCGTTATCTTGGAGGAGAACTCAAAGATGACGAAGAAGAACTAGGACAAGGAAGTAGCACTGATGATGATATACGAAAGTTAATGAGCATCAAGGCTAATAAAACTCCAAGTCTTAGATAATTGTAATTTACGGCTACCTTGACAAGCCAAGCCCCATAAATTTTTCTTGGGCCAAAAGAAAGAACTAGTATGGCTACCTTGCAGAGTACAAGCCCCGTAGGAGAAAAAATATGAGTGAAGCAACCCAAACAGAGGAGAAAACTCCAAATCCGTATAATATGATTAAGCCTTGGCATAAAGCTGATGGCCCACCCACAGATACTGCGGAACAATTATTTTTTGAGAACCCACAGCAACAGGCTACCCCCGAAGATACCGAGGCCCCTGAACAAGAAGCTGATGCTCCCAAAAAACGTACTAACTATAAAAAAAGATACGATGACTTAAAGCGTCATTATGATGATAGGGTATCAGAGTTTAAACAACGCGAACAAGAGCTTCTGGCGGTAGCAAAAACTACTACATCAGAATATCAAGTTCCCAAAACTCCAGAAGAATTGGAGAAGTTTAAACAAAAATATCCTGATTTATATGATACGGTTGAAACTGTAGCTCATTTACGAAGCGCAGAACAAGTTAGTCAGCTTCAAGACCAACTTCAATCTATTCAACAGCGTGAAGTTGACATACTTAGAAGGGAAGCAGAAGCTGCTTTAATGACCCGACATCCTGATTTTGAGGATATACGGGGTTCTGATAAGTTTCATGAATGGGCAAAGAGTCAACCAGAAGCAATACAAGAGTGGATTTATAATAATTCCAGTAATGCTGAATTAGCTTCTAAGGCTATAGATCTTTTTAAAATGGAGCATGGGTTGCAAACTCAAATTAAATCACAGCCCAAAACACAAGGTTCGGCGGCAGATATAGTTTCGACTAAAACGACAACTGTAGATACTAAACAGCCTAAGATTTGGACTGAACGGGAAATAGATGCGATGTCCTTAGATCAGTTTGATAAGTATGAAGATGAAATACAACAAGCTATAACTGAGGGCAGAGTAATAAAAAACTAATACTCAACTAGGAGGTCAATAATATGGCTTATAATACTTCAGACCAGTTCTTTGAGCAGAGTACGGATACCGATGGAAACTTTGGTAACTCTGTAAGTGGTCAAAATAATTCATTCTTTTTACCTAAAGTTTATTCTAAGCAGGTCTTAAACTTTTTTCGTAAATCTTCTGTAGCGGAAGCGATTACGAATACAGACTATGCGGGTGAGATTACAGCTTTTGGTGATAGTGTACGAATTATCAAAGAACCCTCAATTACTGTTTACACGTATGAACGTGGAGCAGATGTAACTCAAACTAAACTAACCGATTCGGAAATTACTCTGGTTGTTGATACGGCAAATGCTTTCAAGTTCATCGTTGATGATATTGAAGTTAATATGTCGCATGTCAACTGGCGTGAAACAGCAACGTCTGCGGCGGCTTACGCATTGCGTGATGCCTTCGATGAGGGCGTAATTGCTGTCATGTTCGCTGGAGTAGCCGCTTCGAGTCCTAACCACATATTAGGTTCAGATAGCGCAACTGACCTTGCTGCTGGTACTTTTGACGGTACTGGTAACTTGGACATCGGTTTCGGTTCTTCTGAGCATGATCCTATTGATGTTCTTTCACATATGGCCCGTCTTCTTGACGAGCAGAATGTGCCGGAAGAGGGTCGCTGGTTTCTAGCGAACCCAGAGTTTTACGAAGTGCTTGTTCAAAGCTCATCGAAACTCTTGTCAGTAGATTATAATGCTGGTCAAGGCTCGATCCGTAATGGTCTAGTAAGTTCTGGTAAGTTACGTGGATTTAATATGTATAAAACCAACAATATAGCATCTACTAGCAACGCTGCCGGTAAATGTCTTGCTGGACATATTTCGTCTACTGCAACTGCTCAGACAATAACCAGTACGGAAGTCATTCGTGACCCTGATAGCTTTGGTGATATTGTGCGTGGTCTACACGTATATGGTTCCAAAGTTCTACGGGATGGTGCTCTTGTTTCAGCATTCTACGGAATCGACTAACTTCAACTAGGTAAGGGGGTCTTTCGAGGCCCCCAAGCCTTTTTTAGGAATTTAAAATGCCACAACTAGGAAGCGAACAAAAACCTTTTGTAATGCACACTGGAACAGTTGTAAGTAAAGAAAGTCGTTTTCGTAAAGGTTTTGATAAAAATAAATACGATGAAAACTATGATCGGATCTTTAAAAAAGAGACTAAAGAAAAGGAGAAGATAAAATGATACCAATGATATTCGATTTTAGTATGTTGGGTGATGAGCCTAATATAGTAAAAGTTCCTGACGGCAAAAAAAGTTATCAGAGTATTTTTGAACTAGAAAATAATTTTGATAATTCCGGTCGTAAGCAAGGAATTAAATATAACTCTGAACAACGGATGAAAACTTTAGGGTATTAATAAATGGCGACGACGTATCTTCAACTATCTAATGAGCTTTTAAGGGAGATGAATGAGGTAGAATTAACTTCTGCTAACTTTGCATCTTCTCTCGGGGTTCAAACTCATATCAAGGATCTCGTTAATCGAGCTTATCTTGATATGGTTAATGAAGAACCGCAGTGGCCTTTTTTAGCTATTGCAGAATCAGGCGCGACTGATCCTATGTATGGTAATACATATATTGAAACCGTTGCAGGAACCCGTTGGTATGAGCTAAAAACCGCTGCAAGTAGTATTAAAGATGATTATGGATATGTGGATTGGGGTAATTTCCTTCTTTCAACTGTGGGTGTTAGTGGAGAGAGTGCGCCCTATACTGTTCGTAATTTAAGATATACTAGTATTGAAGAATGGAAAGATTATTTTCGTGTCGGACAGAATAAAGACGATGCTGATCAAGCCACGGGAGGAACGCCAAGTAGAGTAATAAAAAGTCCTGATAATAGAAAGTTTGGGTTATCTCCTATACCAGATCAAGTATATCGTATTTGGTTTTATGCTTATACTTTACCAACAGAGTTATCTGCACATGGCGACGAAATAGTTTTTCCAGATTTATATGTACCTGTTCTTATAAATAGAGCAAGATATTATATGCACCAATTCAAAGATAATCCACAAAATTCTGCTTTTGCAATGGCAGATTATAAGCGTGGATTAAAGACAATGAAACTACATTTGATGGACCCGACTCCAAATTATTTTAAAGATGACCGCATAAGGTTCGCATAATGGCACAGTCACAACCGTATGGTGTTTCGTGCAGAGGTGGATTAGATACAAATTTAAATCAATTTGAAATGCTTGCAACCCCCGGAGTTGCTACGGTACTCGAAAACTTTGAAGTAGACTCCGATGGCGGCTATAGGCGAATAAGTGGCTTTGCCCCATTTGGTGGTGACGACGCAACAAAGCCAAACACTACAAACGATATTGTTGGTCTTTTTGTTTATGCAGATGGTTTAGTAGCTTGTGCTGGAACTAATATTTATTTTACATTAGATGGTGAAACATGGCTACAAATCAACAAGGATTCAGTAGCTGGAGG